CTACCGTTAAATTACCACATAATGATAGGTTTATGTTTGATGGCTACCGAATCCGAAGACTTACACCTCGTGAATGCTTTCGCCTTATGGACTTTCCAGATACATTTACTTGGCCTGTAAGCGACTCACAAGCATATAAACAAGCGGGTAATTCTATTGTGGTCAATGTGCTTTATAAGATACTTAAAAACCTAAATTTATGAAGTGTAAAAACTGCAAAGAAACCTTTGAACCCGTAAAGTTTTTACAAAAGTACTGCTTTAAAGATGAGTGCGTTCGTGTTTTCGTAGAAGAAGCAAAGGTTAAAACTTGGAAAAAGACGAAAGCAAAAATGAAAGATGACTTAATGACACTACAAGACTACCTAAAAATAGCTCAACAAATATTTAACAAGTACATAAGACTAAGGGACAAAGGCAACGTATGTATAAGCTGCCAAAAACCACCTAAAAAAGAAAACGCTGGTCATTTTTGGAACGCAAATAATCACTACAACGTAAGATTTTCCGAAACAAATGTTCACTTACAATGCGAACATTGTAACACGTTCCTTAGTGGCAACCTAATAAACTACCGTATTAACTTAATTAAGAAAATAGGCGAAGACGAATTAACAAAATTAGAAGCTGAAGCTAACAAAACACGAAAGTTCACAAAAGAAGAACTAAAAGAAATAATAGAAATCTATAAAAAAAAAGTAAAAAGTATATTATAATATAAATATTATGCTTAGATTTGCTTATAATTAAAACCATTTATTATGAAACATTTATTTAAATCGTTGGCATCGTTCCAACAAGAAGTGCCAGTAGTACACAAGGCGACACAAGGTTACGGCTATTCATACGCTGACTTACCGAAAATCTTTGAAGTAATAAATCCATTACTACAAAAACACGGACTAGGCTTCACGCAGTTAATCAATACTAACGAAGAACGTCACTACTTAGTAACAATACTTTTTCACGTTGAAAGTGGCGAAAGTATAGAAAGCAGCACGTTAATTCCTTACGTTCAGTTAAAAGGTATGAATGACTTTCAGTCTTTTGGTAGTGGTGTTACATACTTTCGTAGGTATGCGTTAAGTGCTACTTTAGGACTTGTAACGGACAAAGACACGGACGCTGGAGGCGAACAAGTAAAGGTAGAAAAACACGAACCTAAAAAAACAAAGATTGATAGCGCACGTTTTTCTAAAGCTATTGAAGCAATTAAGAACGGTGAATATGAACTAGAAAAGTTAATTGAAACTTTTGACTTAGACGCATCACAACTTAAACAAATAACTAAGCTATGAAAATACGCGCATCACAAATAGGCAAAATAATGGCTACCCCCCGCAGTAAGGGGGAAAGCCTTTCGCAGACTGCTAAGACCTACATTCAGGAACTTGTACTAGAACACAAGTACGGAATACGTAAAGAATTTTGGAGTAGGTACACGGACAAAGGAAACCAAGTAGAAGACGAAGCTATAAGTTTTGTTAACGAAGTGTTAGAATTAGGGTTTATTTACAAGAACGAAGAACGCTTTGAGAACGACTTTATAACGGGTGTACCTGACGTAAACACGAAAGAAATACTTTTAGACGTAAAATGCAGTTGGGACGCTACTACGTTTCCATTCTTTGATAGCGAAATACCTAACAAAGACTACTACTACCAGTTACAAGGCTATATGTATTTAACGGGCAAGACTGAATCTTTACTTTGTTATTGCTTAATGAACACACCTTTTGAAATAGTAGAAGACGAAGTAAGGCGTGAACACTGGCGACTTCAGAAACTAGAAGAAGACGTTGAAGTTCGGGACTTCGTACAAAAGAAGCACAACTTCGACCACATACCTAGCGAAAGACGAATCAAAGTATTTAAAATAGAACGTGACGAAACCGTTATATGGCAAATACAAGAAAAGATAGCGTTAGCACGAGAATACTACAATCAATTATTTGAAACAATTTAATAAATATAAAATGGAAACAAAAGTAAACAGCGGTGCAATTTTCAAGAACGACAAGAAGTCAGAAAACCACCCCGACTATCGCGGAACTATTAACGTAGACGGACAAGACAAAGAAATAGCGTTATGGGTTAAACAAAGTGCAAAAGGTGTAAGTTACTTTTCGGTAAAGATTTCAGAACCTTACAAAAAAGCGGAACAACCTATACAAGCTACGGGTAAATGGATTAAGCCTGAAGAAACAAACGACCTACCTTTTTAGTTATGTACATAGATGACTACACGCTACGAAGGTTACTTAGTGAGTTACTGCGTAGAAAAACACGAAACCAAATAGTACAAGAAATAAAGCTAAAAGGCGAGAAGTTTCACCAGTACAACTTAGACAAGTTCTTAGAAGGAAAAGACGTAAGTTTAAGCACCTTACAAAAAATAGACAAATACGTTTGTAAGCAATACTACCAAGAAGGACGAAGCCCACTTTTATAGTGGGTTTTTTTGTTAACAACTATTTGTTTATAATTACGTCTATTGTATGTTTAAAAATTAATCATACATTTGTTTATGAAATGGCTAGGAATAGTTGCTAAGCACCATAAAGAATACGTAAGTATAGTTAACGGTTTTGGTGAACACTTCTACGCTGAAGACATAGTTCAGGAAACATACCTACGAATTTTAAAGTACTGCAAACCCGAAGCAATAATAACAAATGGCAACGTAAATAAAAGTTACGTTTATTTTGTTTTACGGAATATGTACATAGACTTTGAAAAGTACAAAGCGAAGCACCCGAAGGTAAGCATAGAAGAAATAGGACAACTAGAAGGTGAAGCGTACAACGTAGAAAAACACGAATGCTACGAAGAAATAATAAGACTAGTAAACAACGAAGTAGAAGGGTGGCATTGGTACGACAAAATGCTATTTGACTTATACAAAAAAACGGGTAAGTCTATTCGTGAACTAAGCAAAGAAACTACTATAAGCACTAAGTCTATATTTCAAACCTTAAAGCACTGCAAGGAACGGTTAAAAGAAAATGTAGGTGAAGACTACGAAGACTATAAAAACAAAGACTACGAATTAATATTAAAAAAATGGCAAGAAGAAAAAAACAAGCTGAAGGACTTGGCGACAGCATCGAACAAATATTAGAAGTTACTGGTGTTGCTAAATTAGCTAAGTGGGTAATGGGTGAAGACTGCGGCTGTGACGAACGCAAGGAAAAGTTAAACAAACTATTTCCGTATGTTAAACCTGAATGTCTATTAGAAGACGAATATCAATATTTAGTGTGGTGGTTTAGCGAAACACGAAACCAAATTAAACCCAGTGAACAAAGGGAACTAATAAAAATATACAACAGGGTATTTAAAAAGAAACAGCAACCTACAAGCTGCGGAAGTTGCCTACGTGATTTGATGTTAAAATTAAAAACTTTACACGATGAGTACGGAGAATAAATACTTCTTAATAGACTACGGAAAAGACGTAAAAGAATACGCTGAAATAATGAAGCGCACGTTAGAAAAAAAGAAGTGCCATATAATGTACATACAAACCGAGTGCGACAATTTCTTAGGCGTAGAAGAACTAACCGAAGACGAATTTTTAAACTACTTTAAACAAGCTAGTGATGCAAATAGTTAAACCACGAAAAGACGAAACTAAAACCAATAAAAAAAATAATAGTTAATTTCTTTTAAATTATGGACAATAGAAAAAACAACGGTGGACATTCTACTAAAAGCAAAGGTGCAGACAAGCGCAAGAACGAATATAGGAACGCTTTAGAACTTGCCGCTTCAGTAGAAAACGTAGTAGAAGTTTTAAAGACGGTATACGACAAAGCCGTTAATAAACAAGATATGTCAGCAGCAAAACTATATTTAGAATATTACTTAGGCAAACCAAAGGAAAGCGTAGACATACACACTTCGGGTGATAGTGTAGTAAGTTTTAACGAAATT